TGGGATATCAATTGACTCTTGGATCATGGATTCCGAGCTTTACATCCACCTTTCTGAAAAGCTCCCTTATGCGATCAGATGTTATTTGACAGGTCTGGCTATCCAAGATAGAACCGGGGTGAGTTCCCAGGATGACCCTGGATGGAAGTATCCCATTATGGGATTACCACAGACCTCAGAGGATCCTTGTGTCTGCACTGAAGAGCTACTCTCATTTGATCCACCAATAACTGACAGGCTACCAGAGTGCCTCATAAGATCCAAAGAGAAGCCAGTTCAGTCTAGTGAGCTCCACCCCAGCATGTTCATCAAGACTGGGAAAAGAGTGAAGATGCATACACTCCCTCTATTCATACCTGTCAAAGGACCTGATCTTGTCGAAGTCACTTTGGACTCAAAGCTCAAAACTCAATTGATCAGACAGAGATTCAATGAGAGGAGGGTTAGGCTAGAAGGAGAACTAGTAGATCTGATATCTGGAGAGATACCTTCTCTCGTCAATGGGCTATGGGTGAAAACGATATTTCCACAGGTTGACCACAATAATTATTTTGCTGAGAGTGCAAAGACAAAGAAAGAAAGACCTCATGCAGCAGAAGAGAAGAATATGGAACTTTACCCTCTATACCTGGAAGAGCTCAGGGAAAAGAAGATGACACATCAACCCCCTCAAAGGATAAATCTCGATTCAGTGTTCACTGACTGTTTTAATCCCTATACAGTCGACATCAACTTATCGAGGGATCTTATGGGTAACAGCATCAACATTCCCCAAGAATTGTGGGTTGGTGCCATGTGGCATTATGAAGAAATTGTGTCGGAGCTTAACATCCAGAGGGAGCGGATGTCAGGGGACTGTGATACCTGGAATGTCATCAGATTGAAGAGATGTGAAGGATTCCTTTTTGTGAGGAATACTGGCATCTACAACCATCAGTTCTACCATCTGTTAGTGAAGGGGAAACCATGCCTAGAGTCAGAGGCCTTCTCTCCGATTGCACCAGGTTGGATCATGACAAAAAATGTCCTGAGCACAAATGAAAAAAAGATCTCCCAACACCTATCCATACTTGAGAGGCTATTGTCCATGAGACTTTACTGGAACTCGAAGTATGATGAGCAAGAGTCTCAGAAGATGTTCATGATGAGTCTGTGGATTTCACTTGATGGAAAGCAGAAAACTGTTGATTTGGTTCAGTTGTTCCGTTACGCATACATGGAGCAAGTGACGGCCGATCACAAGGTTAGCAAGCTATTCTCGAAGCTTGAGCCACCATTCAGAACTAGTCTTCAAGCTCATGTGGCTCAATGCATAATTGACATGTCTGGCGAGAAGGCTGTGTATGATATAGAAGAAGGGACCAATGAGATCTTGGTCTCAAATCTCACAAACTGGGTCTCAGGTAAGAGGATCAGAAAGTTCAGGGAATGTGTGGATCTGTCATATATGCACATGGTTAGTGCTTACTCAACTACAGACATGATGCATGGGCTTGTTCAGGTGGTGAGAAAAATTCTCAAGATGGAGCTTCTGATGAATGATGTGAGGCCTGAATATCTTGGTAGAGCTTCCTTCCAAACCCCTGATGAGATCAGGCCACACGAGTTTTGTGCATCATCAGTCAAACTCATAGCATCTCACTTATCTCGATTCTTGGATCAGACAAGGCCTTGCTGGAAGAACACAGTATCTCAGGAGTTTAAGAGAAGGCTGAGTTCATATACATGGGACGACTTCGCAACCTTCAAGAAATCAACCGACATGACACTCTCAAACACAAGTAAGAGGAAGTATTGTTTTGAGGGTGCTCTTGATCTGCTGAAAGAGTATGGAAATGAGAAGGTCTTTGATAACCTGGAGTCATTGATAGCCAAAGCTGAAGAACAAGATGGCCACATAATAAGCCTATTCAAAAAGGATCAGGCCACTGGGGTTAGAGAGATCTGTGTTATGCCCCTAGTCATGAGAATTTCGATAAAATTTCTGGAGATTTTCTCTCGGACTGTGAATGAGTTAATCCCAAACGAGATGCTCTCAACCCCTCATAGGAAGCTCCAACTCAACAGAGAACATAGCCAACAGATCCAAGAAGCTAAGAAGAAGCTACAAGTGAAAATGGGCCCAGGGGAGTTTAGGTCAGTCACAGTATGCACATCCTCTGATGCAAAAACTTGGTGCCAACAATTCTGTATGCCAAACTTCTTTTGCTTCCTGAAAGAGCTTTTGAAGGAAATTCCTGACTATGAGAACCTCATAAGGATCTTTGGGAGGATCCTGAACCTGATCTCAGCTAAGTCTTTCTGGCTTGATGAGAGATTAGTTAAGTGGATATCTGAAAATGAAGATGTGCCTCTTAGTGATGAAGTCCTGATAAACTTGAAAGAGATATTATCTGATGAGAAGCACCCTCTTCACGGACCTAGGCATACCTTGATAAATAGGAGCAACATGATGCAGGGTGTTCCTCATGAGACCAGCTCAACCCTACATGCCGCGTACATGCTGTACTGTAGCTCCCTCTTCAAGATTGTTGCTAAACAGCTGATATCGAAGAACGGAGGAGAAGCCATGCCCATTTCTACAACCAAAGTAAGCTCTGATGATGCCTCGATGATTAATACCATCGTTTTCTGGGCACCCTCAGAAGAAGTTGCCCACGTCTGCGAGGTGAAGGCAAAGAAATTCGCAAACATGTTTGCACTTAATGAGGAAACCTGCAAAAGGTTTATGGGGGCTGCATCCTCTGAAGAGAAATCAACCAAGAGGACCATTGTCCCAGTGGAAGAGTTCAACAGCCAATTTCAGATAGGACCTCACCTAGTTCCTGCTACGATTAAGTACTGCACAAGTATATTCTCTCTGGGATATCACCCTGATCTAAAAGGTAGAATCTCAGAGGCTTATTCTTCACTGAATTCTCTGCTTTCTGAAGGGATGAGCCAGACACAGATTTATGCAATGTGTTTTCTTATGGAAAGAATGCACCTAAGATTCATAGATCCTTCTGAGACTTCATGGGAGCTGATAAGAAACACCCAAGAGCCCAGCCTTGGATATCTTCCCATACCTCCTGCTAGGCTTGCTGGGGTCCTTTGTCTTACTGATGTTATGAGATTGTCACAAAAGGCAGGATGGAGAGGGTCCATGAAATGGGGTAAGCTTCCCATGAGTGACATCTGTCCAGAGGGTGAGTATAAAGAAGAGAAGACTCTTTTCAATGTTGTCACCCACAGGAATTACAAGTCAAAGCTGAAGAGCCTGGAGATCACAAGAGAGGCTGTGAACTCAAAGATTTCTGAAGATTTACTCGGGGCATTGTTGGGGGAGATTGACTCAAAGACAAGGATCGATTTAAAGTTACTGAATCCTGGAGCAAAAGTGTCCATGGCGTTTGTTTCCTTGTCGAAGATACACTCAACATCATGCTATTCAATTTCCAGGCCTGTGATAACTTGGCCAGAAGATATTCCATCTGAGGTTAGAGACCACTACAAAGCCATCAATGAAATCTCTAGGGCAGAGTTAAAAGAGAAAGGAATCCCTGAAAAGAAATGGCCAATTCGCCTCCAGTACAAGGAATCAGATGATAAATGCACCCTACTCGAGGCTTTGACTGAGGCATCAAAGCTACCAGTGAGGACTGTCTCATCATATCCCGACTGGTATGATGATGTCATTTCATTCATGAGTGAAAATCCTGAGGAACAAGAAAAGAAGGAAGCTACACGGATTTTTAAGCAGGTGAGGAACCTAGCTAATGAGTTTTCGCCATCAATCACAATAAGGGATATCCTTGTTCCCATATGGACAGGGACAAAACCAAAGGTCAAGGCTGCCTCTTGGTGGTATGATCATGTCCTCACTAAGCTGTTCCCCGGCATAACCAGAGATGTCAAGGACTCAATGGATAACTTATCCCTTGATGAGGTGTCACTGTTGGGGTTTCTCGAGACTAAGATATCCGACAACACTGATGTTAGGTTCTTAGGGCCCAAGGCATTCTGCACAGGAACCAAGTCTCTTCTCAAGTACCTAAATGAGAACTGTTGGCACCCTAGCAAGGAGCTTACATTCTCTATTGGATCTAAGAGAGAGAGGCCCACTATGACAACCAGTTCTATAGACGATGATGAGAAGACAGATGAGCTGCTCTACTGGTATCAGTTTGGGCTGGCTTCTCAGAGAGATAACATCAAGAGGGAACTATCCAACAGGGCTCTCGAGATTAATGGCAGAGAGACAAGGACAGAGCTGAAGCAGAAAGTTGCAGATGCAATCATAACAAACAGAGTCAGGGAGTTTGATCTGATGAGCCTTTTCACAAGGAGAGAGAAGTGCTCCATCTGGATATCTGAGGATGAGCAGCTGGTGTTTCAAAATGGTTCAGTAGCTAAAACAAAGAAAGACCTGAGGGGAATTGTGACATACACTACTGACATGAACCTATCAAAAGAGATGTCTCATGGAACTGTGGTCAAGGTCACTAAGATCAACACTCTCATGAGTACTGACAATCTCAGACTCAGACTCACAAAAGGCTCTATGGAGATCCACACACACTGGTACTCATCTTCAAAGAAAGCAGAAAAGTTTTCATACTTGTGTTCAGTTCCTCTCTGCAGGGGTGATGGGCAGGTATATCAGAAGCTCATGTCTGGGATATCTGATCTAGACAAAGAGATCTGCTGCAACCTTCTAGGAATAAAGGAC